TTTCTATTGCATCGTAGCATTGTAACTATTTCATTATATGTGAATATATGATAAAATAAGTCGTGTTAATATGGGATAGTTATGTCAAAAAAAAAGGAGGGTTCTAGTGGCTTATGACCTTGAAGAGAAAATGGATATGGCTATTAATCTTCTAGAAGAAAATAAGAATGTAGTTACAAACCTACAACTTTATGGGGGAATTGGTGTGTCTGCTTTGTTCTTTCATACGAAAATTAAGAAACATCAAAAATATAAAACTATAGATTCGATGATGTGTACCAATAAAGCGCGTCTATCTCGCACAGCAACAGACCGATTGCAAGAGATGTCGGGGAATAATAATTATAAGGCTACAGAGACATTGCTAAGGATTGTTGATGAGGATGCAAGGGCTGCATTGGCTCCTAACAGAACTGAGAATGAGCAAGAGGAAGCTCCTATTAGTAAAGAAGAGATGGCTAAAGAAATCGTAAATCTATTTGCTGAGAATGGGTTTCACTAATTAATCTCACCGCTGAAAAATTATTGACTCTTTCTCCAGACAAGCTCGAGGAGATGTATAACAAGCTTAGGGAGTTTGCTCATTATAAAAAACATAATCAACTTGACTTTATGGACTTCGAAAAATACCCGCAACAGAATGACTTCATAACTAAATGTTTAGATAGAATAATTCATAAGAAGAGTAAGCTAAAACTGTTTACTCTTTTTGGTGGTAATAGGTCTGGCAAGTCTGAAGCGGGTGGAGCTGTTGTTGTTAAGGCGGCACTAGAGAAGCCGTTAAAAATCTTATGTTGTACAGTAGATTATAAGCTTTCAACGTTAGTACAACAGGCTAAGATTAATAAGCTTGTCCCTAAGTCATCTATAAAATACGGTAAGTATTCTAATGTGTCGGGCTTTACTAATGATATATTGACATTGAAGAATGGGTCACAAATTATATTTAGAACATATGCGTCTGGGCGTGAAACTTTTCAGGGGTTGGACTTGGATTTAGTGTGGGCTGATGAGGAGTTATCGTGGGATATATTCCAGGAGTGTTTAGCCAGATTAACAGATAGGGATGGGGTTTTCCTGTTGACATTTACGAGCCTGTCGGGTTTCACAAGGCTTGTCAATTTCCTTTATGAGAATCCAAATAAAGAGATAATATACACAAAGACACTTAGTATGTTAGACAATCCATTTATTGATGAGGCCGCAAAAGAAAATTATAAGGCGACGGTGGATGATGATGAAGTAGACTCTCGTATATACGGGAAGCCGCATTTAAAGGAGGGTTTAATATACAAGGAGTTCTCGAAGAGTTTACATGTTATTGAGCCTTTTGATCATGTTAGCCTAGCCCAAAAAAATCCAACAAGGTTTATTTTGACTGAAGGCATCGACCCACACGAGAGGACGCCCCATTATTGGGTACGTTTCTTATATGATAAGCAAGAGAACATATTATATGTGTGCGATGAGCTAAAAGCACCTAAGGAGAGCATGATCATCGCCGACTTTGCCCGGCTCATAAGGATTAAGCGAGGCATCACAAAAGGGGGTATGATTGAGCCTTCTTGGTGCCAGATCGATACGAGTGCGATGAAGCCGTCGGTAATCTCTTACAAAGCAAACGATGAAGAACAAGACGAGACACAAACCATCAGGCTTGAGTTCTTCAGAAACGGCATCAGTACAATACTGTGCTCAAAGGACAATGCAATAGGCCTCAATGAGGTCAAGAAACGGTTAAAAGTAGTTAAGACAAATACAGGTGAGATTAAGCGTAAGCCACAGCTCTATGTGTTCAATACATGTCCCGGAGTTCTCTGGGAGTTCAGCCGTTATTCGTGGGACAGTTATAGTAGTGCCAGGATATCGGAAAAGAGTGAACTACTTAACAGGGTCAAGAAAAAAGACGACCACTATATGGACGTTCTAAAATATGAATGCATAAAGCTTAAACCTATTGTCGATAGTCCTATGCAAGAGTCAACCACTGAATATGTAGAGAATTATCCAGGAATGGGATATTAAGGCCCTTTTATATGGTTTTTTCACTAAAAAAGTCTAAAAGTAGATAATTTTAATGAAGAACCATTGTTCGTATCGAGTTTTTATGATATGTTAAAAAGAGGCACTACTATGTCTCAGGATTTGATAGGAGGCAACCAAAATGGCAACAGAAAAAGGGTATGGGGAAGACTGGGCTAAGAGGGTTTATGACGAGAATACAGCGGTAGATCATTTTTTGGCTTTAAAGTCCAATTATGAAAATCAGAGACAGCCTTGGGAGTCTAAATGGAAACAGGCTCTAGCTGCATATCACTTGACTGATGATTTAGAGCAAGTGTATACGGGGAAAGCTAATATTAAAGTGCCTATAATGAAATGGAAAGTGAACGGTGTCGTTGCTCGAATTAATCGCATCCTTTTCAATATAGATCCTATAGGTAGATTAGATGATAAGAAATTAAAGCCAGTCGACAATACCATCGTCGATCTTTGGAATAAGTACATCTTCGGGTCTCAATTAGAGGCCATCGAGTTCAAGCAGGCGTTTAAGCAGTTTAACAAATCAAAGACAATAGAAGGTACGGCAGTTGCAGAGATCACACAGGAATATGAAGAGAAGCAGTTTAGTTTTTTTGAGGACGAGGAGTCGGAAAAGGTTATTGTTAAGGATAATACTTACTTTCGCAACCTTCTACTTACTGAGTTCTACAGCGATGTCAATTTTCAAGACATAAACAGAAGTCAAGCTTGTATAAGAAGTTCGTCTGTTACTATGGAATTTCTTTACGAAAACCGTCGAAGAACGATACAGGAGGAAGTCGAGGACGAGTTTGGTAACATTGAAATTGTTAATAAGGAGGTCGGTTTTTATAAGAATTTGAATTTATTAACCTTAGATGGGACAGGTAGTAATATCACAGAGGAGCAGGCAACTTACATCGAGTTTCTTGGCTTAAATAAAGGTGCTACAAAGAGCTTTAAGGACTCGTTAAAGAAAACAAATAAAACGGGTTTTGTGCAGATTGATGAGTGCTATGGTCTTTATGATTTAGGGAATGGGGTAGAGGAGGTAAAGGGTACTATAGCTAATGGTAGAATTTGTATTGAGTTGATTCCGACCCCTTTTAAACATAAGAGGTATGTAAGGCCTTTTATTGTAGGTCGTTCTGAGCCTATAGCCAATTGTTTGTATGGTACATCGTTCGTGATTTCAGGTAGGCAGTTGTTAATGGAGTTGAATGCATGTAGAGCGCAGGCCCTCGATGCTAAGACCCGTGCAATTAGCCATATGTATACAGTCGATGAGACTAAGAACGTAAGGTGGGACGGCCAGTGGCGGCCAGGAGGGATTATCTATAGTCAGGGCGGTAACGCAATACAGCCTCTGATAAATCCTAACCTATCAAATGTTTCTATAAACGATAGTCAGTTCATAATGAGGGACTTGGATCAGTTAGCGAGCCTAAGTCCAGTACAGGAAGGGACTACGGATAGTAGATTGATTCCAAAGACCGCAAGAGCCACACTTGCCGTCATATCACAGAACGATATGCCGCTTAACGATATAATAGACAACACAATCGAAGGCGAGTTAAAGCCATTCCTTGAGATGTTGTATGAGCGCAACTTAGTGTATAAAGATGTCTCTGACTTGCTAGAGGTGTGGGATGTAAAGGACCTTGAGAAGGCTGGTTTAGGTGAAGACACGTCTATGAAAGAGTTTATGTTCGATTTCGATATAAAGATACTTGGTAATTTAGAGTTATCTAATGAGGTGGCCCACCAACAAGGCTGGAACCAATTTATTAACTGGGCCATGACGGTTCCTCCGGTTGCAAAGCGGTTAGATTGGCAGGCAGTTGCCCAGAAACAGCTTGCGGCGTTTGGTATAAAAGACGTTGCAGAAGGGATTTGGCTCGACGACGAGATAATGATGGAGGTTGACCAGAACCAATCGCAAGCAGAGCAAGGGCAAGTACAACAAGCTGAACAACAGCGCCAAAATCTACGTCAAGAGGGGTATCAAGATGCAGAGTTCGGCACAGCTCTAAGGACCGAGGCTAAGATAGTTGAGATGCAGTCTGAGGCCATGATAGAAAGAGCCACGGGACAGAAAGTACAATAAGTAAAAAGGGGATATATGGATAAAAAAAAAGATTATGTGCTGATAAAAGATATTAATAAAGCTTTAGACGAGCTTAAGTTTTACAAAGATTCAGAGATGGATCGAGCAGTGAGTGACGACAATCTTGACGATCATAAGATACGCAGGATTTGTAGTCAGCGCGTAATGATTGAGCGGATAAGGCTCACATTAAATAGAGACACATAAAAAAGGAGAGAATAGATGGAAGAAGTTGTTGTTGTAAACCCACCAAGGGTAATCCCTGATGAATTATCTACGGAAAAGGCGCCCGTATACAAGAAGCCTGTAGCTAAAAAGCGAGCTACAAAATCGACAAAGAAGAGAGCGGCCTACAAGTTTGACACAAAAAAATATATGGTCACAGAAACGTACCCTGAAACCATTCCCGTTAGGCAAATAAATGCTAGGGGTCAAATGGTGGTGGAGAATACGCCTACTAGTCGATTCTTGGAGCGAGAGATACTATCAGATGATTTCATAAAAGAAGTCTCAGGCGGTACTAGGAATAATAAAAAGGCCTTACATCACGCAAAGTGTGCGTTTAGAGCGCTAGAGTTCTTCGATGTATCTTTGGAGCATCTAACAAAAGTTTATGAAACATTGTCAGGTAAGCGTATAGATGGTTACTGGGCCACAGACTTAATTGACAGATTCGGCTTTTCAGACGGCGAAATGATGAGTAGAGATATGTTGAGACGAAAGTATAACAAGTCGTCTCGTAGCGTAGATGTGGCGCAAGAAAAGCTCTATGATATAATAAATACGGTGGATGTATCAAAAGCTTATGTTGGACTTATAAAAGACATCAAGGACGAGTTCGCACGTGATTTACGTGACAAGGCCGTCTATGGTGAGTCGGAATAAAGGGGTCCTTCATGAGCGATAAAAATATAGCAACTATGAATTTAGATGAGATGTCCTTAGACGACTTGGACAGTTTATTATCAGAATCGGAGGGTAAACCTAAGCCTAAACCTGAGACTGATATAAAAGCTGAACCCAACACAGAGGTCGATAAGGAAGTTGATTCTGAAGTCGATAGTTCCACTGTAGAAGAAGACTCTAAACCAGAAACCGAAGAGGAGCCTAAGGGTAAACCTGAAGAAGAAGATAAGGTTGATGAAGAGGATTCGGTCGAGCCTCAGTATAGGGGTAAGAGCAAAGATGACATTCTTGAGATGCAACGTAACGCTAATCGTAAAATTTCTCAACAAAATAACGAAATCTATCATTTAAAGAAGCGAATGGAAGAGATATCTCAAAGCCAAGAAAAAAGGGTGGAAGAAAAAGTTAAGGTAGATCCTTTGGATGAGATAAGAGAACGTTATGCTGAAGAAGATTTGAACGCGATAGAAACACTTGTTAATCGAGCGATGTCAAAAAAAGATGCTGCTATACAGGAAAAGAAAGAGGCTCAAAGAACGGCTATCATGAAAGAGCACGATGAGATGTGGGAAAATTTTAAGCTATTCAATCCAGCCCTACATGAGAAAGTTGGGCCAGAGGCAATACGCCTCATGAAGGCGGACGAATCTTCTACATATCAACGTAAAGGATGGCTGAGAGAGTTCATCGCTGAAAGTTCAAAAAAGGGAGCCGCTGAGGTCAAACCCGTTCAAAAGTCTGTTGTAAAAAAGCGGACACCCACAATAAGTGGGGGTGGCGGTGCAGGAAGCTCTGGGAAAATCAACAAGAGTATAGAGGAGATGTCGCCAGATGAATTTCTGCAACATTCTCTTTCTAAGGGTATTAAAATTTGAACTAAGGAGTAAAAAAAATGGCTGACCAACAATCAGATCATGCAGCGATAACCGCTGTGGTGGGGACATTTTATAGCAAGAAGATTCTACAAGACTTTGAGGCGGCAACGGTGTTTTATGAGGCCTGTCCCGTAAAAGAACCAATCCCAGTTGCTGGTGGAAAGACAATCAATTTTGACCGCTATAAAAAAGTAGCGCCTTTATATAAAGACGATACCGACGAGTTTACAGCGCAACAAATGTATTTATCTGCACAGTCTGTAACGGCTACTCTCCATGAGAGAGACGGGTATATACAGTTATCACGATATACTGTGTTAACTGCACGTGGCCGAGCGTTAGACAGAGCCGCAGAGAAGATTAAATTTGCAGCTGCTAAAACATTAGATAAGCTTGTCAGAAACGACATTGGTGTTGCCATTGCCGATAAGGCCGTTTATTCCGCTAACATGTTTGATAATATGAACATAGATGGCGGAACGTTAAATCACTCTGGTATCACTGTTAGGTTCTGGACACACAGAAGCGACGGGTTCCCAATGTATCACAACAAGACTCGTGTAGGTCAGTCTGCGCTTGTAACTTCTCTTGCCGCAAGTGGAATGACTGTGAAGACTATCCAGCACGGCGTTAGAGTTTTAGCCGGTAATGACGTACCGACATTATCCGACGGTAATTTCCGCTTGATATGTCACCCTGATGTTGCATACCAAATAACCACAAACGCCGGGTTCAAGGGTTGGGTATCACCGACGTCTAGTGAGGAAATGAAAGCAAGTCCGATACGACGTGACATAATTGCTGGTGCTAGTATTCAGACTTCCACATTAGGATTGAAATTCCCAATTAGTGGTGATACATTGTCTACCTCTTCTGGTAACGTGTATGGTAGCTTACTGTTCGGTGATGAGGCTTACGGCTGTTCTGAGGTTTCAGGAGAAGGCGGAGCAAAAGGCTTTCAGTTCTTCCTTAAGCAGTCTGGGCCTACAACGGTTAGTGACC